GGAAAAGCTGGTCAAACATTAGTCGTTTGTCATGATTTCATTATTCTCATGCTTGGCGCTTGTAATAGATATTTGAGACATTATCTAACCAAGACAAGGCCTAAAAACATTTTCATCCATTGTGGCACTACTACTGTTGACTTATCTACTTATTGTAGTGAAAATTGGACAGATGGTACTGCAACTACAGATGATTATGAGAATTTTGATTCGTCTCAAAGAGGTGAAAGTGTTCGACTTACCACTAGACTCTACTCAAAAGTATCTATACCTGACTACTTCAAAAAACTGTACATCTGGTGGAAAACCCACACTGTATCAGACATCATTGGACCGAAGAGAACAGGAAGAGATACTGGTGAAGCAGGAACTTATGACGAAAACTGTATTTACAATATGTCCATTGTATCGCTCAAGTATGGATATGACCAACTTCGTAAATGCATTATTCTCATAGGTGGTGATGATTCAGCCATAACCTCAAAATTACTACATAGACCAGAATGGGATACCCTGAAAAAACTCTTTACTATTACATCAAAAACAGAACACACTGTACGACCCCAGTTTTGTAGTTGGTGTATCACTTCCAAAGGTATTTTTAAGGATCCTATTATCTTAATGCTGAAAATGATGGTTCATTTGGAAAGGCAAACGACTCATTTAGTTGAGACTTCTTATGCATTTGAAACTCACTATGCTTATCATATGGGAGAAAATGTTTTAGAATTTATGACTGATGAGCAGCAGATGGCACAATCTTGGCTTATAGAACTTTTTCATAAAACACTATCTTCAACATTAAGAATTAGACTATTTTCTGGTTTATCTCTTTCTAGTCAATATCATAAGGATTTCAATCATGTTCTTTCGCTCATTCAACTTTCTCCTTTGTCTACTCGCAAAGAAAAACAAACCTTCATTAAAAATTGGAATGAAGCTGAAAAATTGTATATGTATCATAACAAGGGTTATTTTGGCTTGAATTTTGTCCAGTTTACTATCAATTATCATCCTGACATCTATCAAGCCTACATTGACTCAAATCTTGACATCATATCCAACTATCAGCCAATTTCCGAACAAAAAAATGTCGTCTTTTTCTCAGCAACTTCCTTTAGAAGTATCTTCCGCTTCTTTAGAACACAGCAGTAATCAAGTTGCCACCATTCCTTCAACTATTCACATTTCTTTGCTCGATTCTGTCAATCTTTAGAGAGCATTTACTTTCTTTTCTTATTTCTTTCTTATGATTCCTTATTTCTTTTTTTTCCTATTTGCTTAACTTAACTTAGCAAGGGTACTGGATGGAACATCTTAGCACCAGTCAAAC